AAGTCCAAATGCACTCCTGGAAACCAGAAGTCTATATAGATTTTCCCTCAAACGACGCAACACCGGTATTTCATATTGAAAATAAAACATATTTTGAAACTGGCTACAAATATAGAATTACAGTTTCAAAAGAAATAGGTATTTAAATGGCAAATACTGTTTACGCAAAAGCAAAACAGGCCTTGTTAGAGGGAGATCTTGATTTAACCGGCCAAAGTTTAAAAGTGTTATTTATTAAAAAATCTTTGTACACTCCAAATTTTTTAACAAATCAATATGTTTCCGATATACCACCAGAAGCTATAGTATTTAGAACGTCTAATCTTAGTGGGGTTACAGCTCAAAATGGCATACTTGACGCCACAGATCTTTTAGAAGATTCTTATTTAGGAACAGGATTTAGTGCGATTTTATTATATCAAGTAGGTACGTCAGACTCTAATTCAAGATTAATATTTTTTATAGATGAATCAGAAGGTTTACCGTTTACTGGAACCGGAGAGTCTTTACTATTAACACTACAGTGGAATAATGAGCCAGGAAAAATACTAAGCCTATAAGGAAACTATGCCGACTAATTATCCTAACTCCTTAGATATATTAATAAATCCAACAGTTTCTGATAGTTTAAATTCTCCTACTGTTCCTCACGTCGAACAGCACTCAGATCTTAACGACGCAGTAGAAGCTATTCAAACAGTCGTAGGAATCAATCCAGCTGGATCACATTTGACAATAAAAGACAGAATAATTGCAGCAGAACAATCTATTCTTAATCAATCAGTATTAAATGGTTTAACTGATGTTACTATAAGCAATGCCGCAGTTAAGGATATATTAATTTATGATGGATCTAAATGGGCAAATAAATCTCTTGAATCAATAGCTGACAACAGCGCAGAGTTACTTATTAATGGAGGAAATTTTTAAATGGCTAATGTTTTAAGAATTAAAAGAAGACCTGGAGGTAGCGCTGCTGGCGCACCAAGTTCATTAAAAAACGCTGAATTAGCATTTAATGAAGTAGATAACATTCTTTATTATGGATATGGAGATGACGGTACCGGAACAGCAAACACTATTCCAGCAATTGGTGGCACAGGTGCATTTGTATCCTTAAGTAGCGCTCAAACAATTTCGGGAAATAAAACATTTACAGGAACAGTATCAGTTGAAGCACCATCTGCTGATACACACGCCACAACTAAAAATTATGTTGACGCCCTGGTCGCTGCTGTGGCTACGTCTTTTACAGTTGCTGGTAATTCCGGAAGCCCGCAAACAATAACGTCCGGAACAGATACCCTTACGATTTCTGGTGGCACTGGTCTTAGCTCTGTAGCTAGCGCAACAGATACGATTACTCTGAATCTTAACAACACAAGCGTATTGCCCGGATCTTATGGTGCAACGAATACGGTTTCCACATTTACCGTGGACGCCCAGGGTCGCCTACTTGCGGCGGGTAATTCTGCAATTTCAATTACTTCAGCAGCAGTGACTAACTTTACAGAAGCCGCTCAAGATGCCGCTGGAGAACTATTTACTAATGGAACGCATTCTGGAATTGCTGCAACCTATGATGACGAAAATGCAAAAATAAATCTTAACGTAGCAGATTTTACAATCACACTTGGTGGTGATTTAAGCGGTAGCGTTACTGTCACAGATCTTGCTAGTGCAACATTGACAGCAACAATTGCTGCCGACTCTGTTGCCCTCGGCACAGATACGACTGGCAGCTATGTTGGATCTGTCGCTGCCGGAACCGGAATTTCTGTTACAAATACCAATGTTGAGGGTGGAACATTTACTGTTACCAACTCTGGAGTTGTTTCAGTGGCCGGTACCGCCAATCAAGTTGCTGTTTCTGGCGCAAATGGCAACGTAACGTTTTCTTTACCGGATGATGTAACAATTCCAAATAATCTAACGGTAACCGGAAACTTGTTGGTTCAGGGTAATACGACTACATTGAACACTTCTACTTTGGAGGTTGAGGATAAAAACATAGTAATTGCGAATGGATCAACAACCGATGCGGCAGCAGATGGAGCAGGTATAACAATAAAAGGTGCCACTGACAAAACCTTAAATTGGGTAGATGGAACAGGCTCTTGGACGTCTTCGGAAAATTTTGATCTAGCAGCGGGGAAAACTTATGCAATAGGCTCTAGTTCAGTTCTAACTAGCACAACCCTTGGTGCAACCGTAGTTAACTCAAGCCTTGCATCTGTTGGTACAATCACAACCGGTACATGGAATGGTTCAACAATATCCATAAGCCATGGCGGTACTGGAGCTACAAGTGCCTCGCAAGCAAGGACAAATCTTGGTTTGACAATAGGCACCGACGTTCAGGGTTATGATGCAGAGCTAGCGGCTTTGGCTGGTTTGGCATCAGCTGCAGATAAGCTTGCATATTTTACCGGATCTGGAACTGCTAGTCTTACTGACTTAACTTCTTACGGAAGAAATTTGATTGCAAGCGCAAACGCTGCAGTTGCAAGAACAACTCTTGGACTTGGTACTATTGCGGTTCAAAATGCAAGTAACGTTTCTATCACTGGTGGTTCTATAACAAATTTGACGACATTTGACGGAGTCACTATTGACGGTGGAACCTTTTAACTTTTAATAAGAAAGGTTTATTATGGCCATCCCCAATATAGTTCAAGGTCAAATAGCCCTAGATCCTCTTAATGGAGTATTTTACTACATAAACTCAAATGGAGCCGTGATAAGCTCCTCGTTAAATTTTCTTCAATCGTCCAATAGTCTGATTACAACCTCAGATGGATTATCAATTAACGGTGACCTAACTGTTAGCGGGAACATAGTATCTATAGATACTCAAACACTTGTAGTTGAAGATGTTAATATAGAATTAGGCAATGTATCTTCTCCTAGCAATACAACAGCCGATGGTGGTGGGATTACCCTTAAGGGAACAACCGACAAAACTTTTGTTTGGTCAAATGCCACTCAATCATGGACATCTTCTGAAAACATTGATTTAGCCGCTGGTAAAAACATTACTGTTAATGGTGTTTCTATATTTTCTAATGGAACTTTTCAGGGAAATTTTACTGGCGATTTAACTCGGAAACGTAACAGGCAATTTAACTCGGGAACGTCTCTGGTGATGTAACGCGGAAACTTAACTGGCACGGCATCAAGCGCTTCAGCGTGGACAAATTCTAGAAAAATTACTCTTGGTGGTGACCTTAGTGGAAATGTTTTTATTAATGGATCTCAAGACGTAACACTTAATGCCGTTGTTGTAGCTAACTCAATTGAGTTAGGTGTCGATACAACTGGTGATTATGTAGCTAACTTTCACGCTGGAACAGGAATCACAATAACAGATAATTATGGAGAAGGAATGACTCCAGTTATCAAAATATCTGATTCATATACTTCAAACACGTCAAATGCAATTAGCGCCGCAGAAGTTTCGGCTGTAAACTACGCCATATATGCAGCAAATACCGCATACTCTAACGCAGTCATATATGTTAATAATCGCACTCTTAACGATATTTTAGATGTAAATATTTCAAATGTAGCCGATGGGGATTTCTTAAGATATAACCAAAATACTTCTGCATGGATCAATGATCCGGTAAACTTAGCTACAGATACTGTTGGCAATTATGTTGAATCCTTGGTTGCCGGAACGGGAATTACTCTTACTAACGCAGCAGCATCAGAGGGTGGAACTCCGACAATTGCTGTTGCCGCCAACACATTTGATGCCTTTGGGGCCGCAGCAGCAGCCCAGTCCGCAGCAGTCGCTCATGCGGATACGGTCGCAAATACTGCGTACTCAAACGCTGTTAGTTATGTAAATTCAAGAACTATAAACGATTTATTTGATGTAACTATTTCAGGTGTTTCTGACGGAGATTTTTTAAGATATAGCAACAGTGCTTCCGCCTGGATCAACGATCCGGTAAATTTGGCTACAGATACTGTTGGTAATTATGTTGAGTCTTTGACTGCCGGCACAGGCATCACTCTTACCAACGCAGCGGCAGCAGAAGGTGGGACTCCAACAATCGCCGTTACCGAAAATACTTACGATGCTCACGGAGCAGCGGCAGCAGCCCTGGCCAACGCAGTCGCTCATGCGAATATAGTCGCTAACACTGCGTATTCTAACTCAATTGCTTACGTTAACTCAAGACAAATAGGTGATTTATCTAATGTTTCAATATCTAACGCTGCCAATGGTGACTTTTTAAGATATAACGGAAATGTTTGGATTAATGATCCAGTCAATTTGTCGACCGACACTGTTGGTGACTATGTTGCTAATTTGACATCGGGAGCTGGAATTACGATTACAAATCTTGGTGGAGAGGGAGCTAACCCCACAATTGCTGTTACCGAATATACTTACGATTGGTGGGGCGCAGCGATGAATGCTCAAGCAGCAGCTATGAATTACACTGATACAGTTGCTAACACTGTGTATTCTAACGCAGTTACATACGTCAACAATCGCGTTCTTGATAATCTATTAGATGTAACTTTATCTAACACCGCAAATGGAGATTTTTTAAGATATAGCAGTGCATCTAATACCTGGATAAATGACGCAATTAATTTAAGTACAGATACAATAGGTGATTATGTAGCTAATGTAATTGCCGGTGACGCGATAGAGATTTCCAATACTGGTGGCGAGGGTTCCGCACCGACTATATCAGTAGCTCCAAATTCTATCGATGCAAATCACCTATCTTTTACGTTTGAATACATAGAAGATATAACAGCTGGAACAAATATGATTTTAACAGATGATAGTGTGGGCATAAATTCTAACCGTATTTATTCGATTAGCACTTCAGCTACTCCGAACTTCACTTCTGTATCTACAGGGGCTTTAAGTATTAATGAAATCGAAATTGACCCGACCGGGGTAACAAATGGTCAAATATTAAAGTATAGTTCAACAGTAAACAAATTTATTGCAAGTAATGACGCTTACGCATTAGTAGGTGGCACTTCAGCTACTCCGAACTTCACTTCTGTATCTACAGGGGCTTTAAGTATTAATGAAATCGAAATTGACCCGACCGGGGTAACACATGGTCAAATATTAAAGTA